CGGGTCTCGACTGGTGGTGATTTCCAGCAATCACCGAAGTATGGAATTGTCAACTACCTTCTCCGTACTGGGGCCGCAAGATCGTGTGCACCCGTATCCGGCGGTCTAGCGCCCGGTTTTGGGCAGCCCCTGTCTGGCCCGTTCATGGGTCACTTCCAGCTCGTCCGCGTCAATCCCTCAGGCGATGCTGCGAATGTACCAGGGTTGACCAGGTCTGCGTTGAAACCTGCGCTCTATCCCTGCGCCCGATGTTGCGGAGCGTTCGCTTCTCCGGACCGGGCGCCCCTACTTCCAATGACTTTGCTTCCATCTCAAATCCAAAGTCCAAAAACCAACTGGCCAAATCATCAATTTTGTACAAGTCAGACTTCTCCATGATAACAAGACAATCATCACCGTTGTTGATGAATTCTGCAACGATGCCTTTTCCACGTAAATACTCGCGTACTAAGGTGCACATTATAATGCAATTCCCCAGCGAGGTATTCATATCCCCGCTGGCTCTTGTGCCACAAGCTTTATACTTAACCTTGTGACCATCCACATACGCATATCCCTCATTTTTGAGCTGTTTCTCCAACAGTCGACGCAATTCTGGATTGCAATCGAATATGCGGTTGTAAATGCTATGTTCCCACTTTAAAGCTGGCTTGCTCACATGCTGATCGAACCGGCTGGCATCTAACCCCACTGCAACGGGTGATTTGAACTTCAACCACTTCTTTCTTAACACACTAGCAACCTCCTCCACTGTCACTCCCTTCATGACTACCTCACTATCCTCACCCCACTCAGAAGCGAGAGCTTTATACATGCGCTCTTCAATCTTCCTGGTGAATCTACCTAAAGCAATATTATACACGGGCGATCGGGGTTGAATAATCCGCGGAGCCGGATCAATCTTTTTGGTGAAATTCAATTTTTCGAACTTCACGAAAGCTTTGATCTTAGCATCCCGATCGCTCCAGCCATGTTCGGTGTACTGTTTAGCTGCTGATGTGTACAACGCTCGCTTGTTTGAAGGACACTGGTCAATAAACTCTTGACAGGTCAGATGACAACACTTGCCAAACTCGCGAACTTTGTCAGACAGCCTCTTAGCAGCACCGTCCATTTGCCTCCACACCCCAGATTTCGGTTGAGGGGTTGGCTCTAAACCTGATTTCCCTTGAACATTAAATACTCGTTCATTGAGGGCGCGGATCAAGTTAGGGAGGTTATTATTGTGCGCACCAAAATCTACACGACTAGACAGGTAGGGTGCAATAACTACCCGTCTAGGTTTGGATGGCCTGGCACCCACATGAGACCGAACTTCTATTCCCCTGAACTTGCACTCACCATGATACTCTCTGGCTTGTGTAGTTCTAGCTTCCATTCTCACGAGGCACCCCTAGGCCACAACAGGTTTGGAAGGTGGAATGAGCGACCTGAAGAAGACATCATCAATGTCCTCCACATAATATGTGGCCTCTACCGCTCGGCGATACCAGCTAGCCTCACAATCAGAAATCAGTACCTTCTTTGAGACCATATCACCGTCAACGCAGACCCACACATCAACGCCCCCCATCTTCATAACATCCTCCAAAACCTGTCGAACAACTAGGCTGAGACAACGCTTGTCAGCATCACTCTGAGTGAACATTCCGGCGGCTTTAAACTTAACTTGTTCAACAAGAGTCTTAACCACAGGGGCCCGCTTGCTCCAACGATTCATAGTGCGATGACGCACATTATGCTTTCGTTGGCCGAGCCTTTTGTCCACCAGTTGCCGCACCCACTCCCAGAAAGTTACTACCGGTTTCACCACCACAGGCTCCTCACCCATGGTATCACATCCACCAATTTGCGATAGTGCTATGGCTTTCATAACCGTCCCTTGTCGCTGATCACGCCAGGCTGTCCAGCCTAACATGTCAAAAATGGTGGGGGTGAAAACCCCTGTAGAAAACATTTCCACACTAAATTTGTGGACTGCAACCCTGAGCTTGCTTAATTTTGTCTCCTTAACGACTGCAGTGCACACCACATCCTGGTTGGTTGGCTTAGGAACATCAGCTGAAGGTACCGGCTCGAACGCATTGACCAAGATACCGTTCTTAACGAGACGGTTGTCCTTGGCAAAATCAATCTTCGGAATCCCCCCCAACCTCAACTCCTCCCAGCGCTTAACCCAATCCGGGGTTACATTATTCAACCCAAAATTGATTGGCGCTGGCTTAAACCTACCATAAATAGGGTGTGTTGCCCCATGCCTGTTGTTCCCCCCAGCTTCAAACGCGAGCCACCCCTCTGGTGGCCCGCCGTGACGAGGCGCTGCCTGGTTATGAGAATTAAAGTCCCTAATCCGCTTGAGAATATCCTCCTCAGGCGGAGAAGGCACATCAGGTCTCCAATTCACCACAGGCACTGGCAAGTTAAATTCCACTCGCCCTACCCCAACGCTGTCCACAGTTCCACTACTATCCCTACTATCTACATTATTAACACCAGGACGCAGCTGCGACGCTGCCCGACTAGTCCTGTTGAGCCATTTCCGTCCCAAAAGAGGGGGAGCACTCATGGTGTTCCTCGGAAGTGACTTTTGCCCACTATTAACATTATATACAGTTGTAGTCCCAGAACCACCCAACATCCTTGAATTCTGATACAGCGTACCATCCTGCTGCACATCGTAATACTCCATTGTATTCCCTCCTTGCAGTGCCTTGCCACCATATGCCAACCAAAAATTCGCTTGGGGAAACCCAATACGACATGCAAGCCTGCATTCAAAGCTTTCTACAAGCTCCCATTGCCAGTACTTCATGATGATTGTCCTGCCGGTGCACAATTTTACAAAACACTGCTGGGCGTGAAGAGTGGGATGCTCCCACCGAAATGGTTGCCAAGGATTGTCCGACATAATTCTCACATTGTCGCTGGGATGAGGGTGTTGGTTAGTCACGCCAACACCCTCGCCGATCATCATCACGCGTTGCCAATTCATGATGAGTCGGGGTCGTTGCCAGTTC